ATACGCTCGGATACGGGGGAGGGCGCCGTGCCTCCTCTTTGTCCTGCCCGTTTATGGCCCTAAAAAGGGCCGGTTTGTTGAGGCTACATCGTTAGCTCTCGGATGCCAGTGGCCGCCATGTTAACGCCCTTTCCTATCCGCCCGTACGGGCCAGGTGCAAATGAAGCAACTCCAGAAATACCTTGAATGATAGCTAGTACCCGCTGCCAGAAACTCTCGTTGTCGTAATATGAAACGGCGGTAGGCAACTGTTGGATTATCTTCCTATACAATTCCATAGCTAGCTTGTCGCTGGGTGATACCGTCATGTATTCGTATATTGCGTTGCCAGCCATGACCTGGTATTCTACACATGCCCATGTTTTCAAAATCATTGAATCAGAAATATTAGTTCCAACACCTGAAATTTTGATCAAGACACTTTCGAAATTTGGGTCAATGCCGGCGTATCCGAGACCAGCGTTAGCAGCGAGGACGCCTGAACCAGTTATCTGGCCAAGGGTGGCACCCATGTTCTCCTGCACGTTGCTGAAATCGAATTTCGCTCCGTTGTTATAAGCACAGGCGTACACGCCCAAGTTGAAAGGGGCCGTATATTGCAACGCGTTAGTGGCCGTGGCAGCATTCAATCCCTGCACCAGAAAAGTACCAGCAGTGGTGTTGCTTGGTGCTATGGTGACGGGAATTTTCCATGATTGAATGTTTCCTGTCCACTGCATGGCATTGGTTGTGGGAATAAGCTCAATGTGGTTACTGACGAATCTAAACTTGTCAACGACATCTGCAACAGTGGTGGGCAACGTGCCAAACAACGACGAATAATCGGCGTAGCGGACGGGTGTCCATACGGTGGCAGCGACGGGTGCAACGCCTGCGACGGTAGTTGCTGAAAAATAAGCTACACCCGGTATGGGTGCTAACCAGTAGTAATAGTCCGTAGATGCAGCCAGCACGACTGAGTCAATCAGCTTGTGTTTCTTGACAAGCGAATTGCCTTGGAAATCGTCTGGTAACCCGTGAACCTGGGTAGTGTTGAAGTCCGGTGGGGCGAAAGCGCACTTCAAGAACTCAAGACCAGGGCCTGAAACTCCTGACAGCAGTGACTTCTTGAGGGGCGAGCGCCTTTTTCGACTCTGCATGGGATATTGACTGGTTGCGCCAGGAGTGAAAACTCCTACTCTACCGGAGGAATATGGTCGTGACGAATTTGCCGGCTTGCGCGGCTGCGTCAGCTTCTTCTTCGAGGGCTTGGGCGCTGGGGCGTTCACACGCTGCAGCTTGGGTGGCAAAAATGGATTGCGCATAAGGGTTTGGTTTTGATACTTTAACGTCGTAAAAGACATTTACAGCACGTAACCATCGGGGTTGGCAAGCCCCGACACCCTTAGGCAACGACGGTGAGCACTCTTTCTACATCATTAATTTTGAGGAATGAGCCTGATGGTGGACCCACTACTGTAGTGTAACATTTGAGCAAAATTAGCCACTAACTAACTAACTTTGATGGCTCGGGTTGGGGTGAGGTCGCACACTCATGCTTCTTAAGCCCGTGCCCCGGATACATTTGTATCATTTTTGTTTCTGAGCTTTCGCCCATGCTTGTGCAGACGCCACATCGGTCTTCGCAACGGAATGCATTATGCGGTCTATGGCCATCCTAACCAAAGTGTTGGTCAATGAAGTGTCGGGTTCGCCGCTCAGCATACCCCCTTGTTGGGTGTACACCAACGACATGACTCCGGTGTCAGTGTTCATCCGGGTCTTCGAGACGTACTGTATATTGGCCAAAATGTCTTTGGTACTCTGAGGGTAATAGCGCCATGCTAAGTCAACTGCTCGTCTAGTTGCCATGGTGTGGTTCTTGTCAAACGCGCTTGCGTCAGTGCCATCACAATAAATAGCCTGGGAAAACAAAGAGTTGATAAGGTTTCCCATGGTGACTGGGTCGCACCCTTTCATCCACACAGTTTCCGTTTTGTGGATGCACCCAGGCAAAGTCTTGTACACGCCAGGCTCGAAACATCGGCCCAGTATTTTGGCAACCAATTGCGTTATTGGGCCGCGTAAGACGGCAACATGATCGGACACGCAAGTTACGCCGCGGCTACGAGGGCCCTTTTCAGAGTCAGGCTCGTACACGGGCAGGAACTCGTTCATGGGTGAGGCGCTACTGCACTCCATTTGTATTTTGCAAAAAGTCTTGGCTTCATTGAATTTGATCGACTCGCCGTTCTGAATTTCCTCAAACGCTTTGCGAAGCTGGACCTTCCTTGCTTCAGTTGCAAACCCTGGGCGGTTCAACCACCACTCAAACTGTTGGCGAGGCTCCCATTTGAGCTCTTCAGCTGCGTCGAGAACCAACAACAAAGGAACACTCTGCTCCAGCAGGTGTTTTATCCAAGCCTTTTCCAATTTACGTGGAACGTGTGGTGATGGCTTGGCGCGCCGGTGCACTGCTCCGAGCACTGTGTTGCGCATACATCCTGACAATACGCATGGGTTTGCGAAGCAAGAGGACACTAGCCATTGTGCGCCTGGGGCGGTGTGCGTCCTGGAATTGCACGGGTACTTGGCAACATCCTCGAAAGTTCCGAATTCAGGTTGGCGCTTGCGCAACGGTATCTCTTCTTTCTTGGTCAGCCAAACGTTCTGCCCGCAGTACTGGTCTGGTTGTTTCTCCAACTTGTACTTCATGATGGCCGGCACGGAGTATATCAATTTGGTACCAACTTTGACCTGCATCTGGAAGGTGGGGTCGCGCTTAGCTGGGTCTGGAAATGGATAATTCGGGGCACAAACTCGGCACGCATCTAGTTGCTCTCTCGTGACTTTAGCGTACCTACCAGTGGACGGGAACACCCATTGATAGTTCCAAGCCAAATGGGCAAACAGGCCAATCGTGCTGCCTGCGTACCAGACAACGACTGCCTGTATCACGTGCGCCACCAGCGGGAACAAGTTTCCACCCATGAGTGCCATCTCGATTAACCCGATCAAGATGTTGACGATAGCGCCGGTGTACCCAGTCATGCATCGGAACGCTATAGCGGTCGTGTCCTCAAAAATCGCGCTGACTATCGGCAAATACGTTACCGTCTTTGTGCAAGGCACTGAATACTCGGTGTCAGTCTCAATCATGATCGTCGCAACGTGGTGGGTTATGACGTAGTCATCACCGGGGCAATTTTCGATCACTCGCTCAAAATCATACAAATCCTCCACCGTGAACTTGTTGTCATAATGGTCAGCGATCCACTGGTAAGTGGCGTAGTCCGGCTGTATGTTATGCGTGTTTGGCTTCTCCACAAATCTATACATTGCCGACACTGTTTCGGATCGCGCAGTATGTCGAAACTTCGGTTGTGAGGTTTTGGCCTTGGTGACCCTTTCCCACATGTCCAACAATGGCTTGAACACGGGGACGGTTCCGAAGTATGTGCGGTAACACTTGACGTTGTCCAAGACCCGCCCGGGCACGTATTTCTCATGGATGCGCTTCGCTGAGAAATGCGACCGCGAAAGAAACCTGCCGAAATTGGGGACGCTCACAAACACTCTCTCGTCAGTGGTGACATCAACCATAGGGACGGGCACAGTAGAAAAGAATGTTCCGTGGGCAGGATGTCCGAAAGAAGCACTGGTGTCCGTGCCTGTCAACGGATAACCCAGTGTCGCTCCCACGTCCTTGTGTTCACGAGTGATCGAGTTTTTCACAACGCTGCTCACATCATCACCGCCTACAATGCAAACATAACCGGCCAGATATCGGAAGGGGTCATAAATCCAGCCGTGGTTCGCAAGGGCAGTAAGGAGAGAGGCCGGCAAATACTGTTGTGGTAATTGCTGGTACCCATTGTCACGCCTGCCCGGGAGTTTGCTGCAACACCATGTGATTGCACCCCCGCAAGCTTCGAAGCACGCTAGGAACCCGTTGCCAGTAGACACACAACACGCGGCGAGCCACGCTGTCGTGGTCTCGGTGTGTTTTTGTAGCGGGTAATTGCCCATGTCCTTCGATGCTCGGCTAAAGTTATCGAGGATTTGTCCTGGGTACCAGCGCATAAGGTGCAAATAAAACCGAAATGCCATGTACTTAGAATACAAGTATCTTGCAGGTGCCAGTCCGTACTCACGCCTAGTGACACCAAGATACACGTCCTCACGAGAGCCAGGTGCATCTATCCTTCGGGCAGAATCGACGTCGGTGGTGACTAGTACCACGTTCAAGTGCAGTATGTACAAAGCTCCCAACGTAGTCAAGGTCCACCACGTTCCTATGTGCTCGGCTTCATACCATGCTGCGACAACGAGAAATATCAGGATACTCGCAAGAGCATTCCACCAAAACTGTATGGCCAGCAAAGTTCGGTTGCCCCACACAGCGTTGCGTCTGTCGATATGCCTGGTGCCGTGTTGCGTGACTAGAAACTCGATTGCAACCACTGACATCCGGGTGTCTATAGCGGAGCATTGGTTAACCATGTTGCCTGCGGCAGTGTGGACATCCTGTTCTCGCGCGGTGCCTGGGAAGCGGTTACTCAATGTGTTCAAAGCAGCGCTGGGCACGCAAATGAACATTTTTCCCGTGTCGACTACCGTGACCTCCCTCTGCGTTGTGGCTGCCAGCGCTGACGTTCCGGTACGCATTTCTGTCGTCAAAGTGAACGTCATTTCTCGCACCCTCGCGCCGAGTGGTGGCATCGCTATCACTGGTGTCCATACCGAGTACTTCATCTCATGTGCAGAACCCCAGGGGCTGTAAGACAACTTCGTGTCTACAGACCAAAACTCGTCGTGGTCATTCTTAACGTATCCACACGAAGTTCTTAGGTTGCGGTGCTGGTAAGTACAAGAGGCACTTTCGCCAATAACGACGCTGACATCTTGGCCTTTCCACTCCCAAGTCATTTCCGCCTCGCTGACCGTTTCTCCCAGTGCGCCACTGGGAATGTGGTACTCGTGGGCTATGACATGTATGTCCTTGTCAACCGGCAAATGCTCCATCACGTAGTATATCGAATCAACGGTGATGATTTCGGCACCTTCGTGGTGGGGGCAAACGTCAATACCCCAAACGCAACCACAATAGGTGAAAACGTCCGGGTGTAAAGTTCGCATGTGTCCGTTCCTGCCCCAGTACTTGGCGTCTTCCAGCGAGCCAAACAAAGGTGAAGGGGCAAACGGTGCCACGCAACTTGGTGAATTGATGTGTATTTTGCGTATCGGGAATCGCGCTCCGAGCAAATTCAGCCGGTTAACGATGTTTAGGACGTGGAGCCACCGATGTGATGATCCACCCAAGTCGTAGATGGCAGTGCAGCCGGATAGGTAAAATTGTAGGAGTAACTTTTCCCGGTGGTCGTGCAAAACGGGGTGGGAGTGCAGAGGTAAACGAGGGAGCGCGACCCAAGGCTCATTGATGCAGATGGATGAGAGCTTGTCGGGTTGCCGGCGTCTCGATACGAATGACAGCTCGTTGACGTCGAAGTCCAACGGGGTCCACGAACGACAACGCTCGTAGACCGTGAAGTCGATTGCGCTCTCATTGAGGCCATCTGGTCGGTCGACTCGAGCCAAAATCTTGGTCATCTGATTGGTGCGCACCATTCCAGAATCTTCCAACCCTACGGAATAAGCTACCTGTAAAGGTGTCATCGAGGGTGTTTCTGGCTTCGGGTAAGCACCGAAAGTGACAGCCTTGGCATTGACTGGTGGCTCAGGTACATCAACCAACGATGGCTCTTGTGTAACCACTGGTTTTGGATCATGGACGAACAAATTGGCGTTCCTCGCTTGGTTGACCTCTCGCCCATCTGTTTTCTTGGTCGGTACTTGCGGCTTCTTCGCTGCGACATTGGGCACGCTCATCCGGACAGTTACTAATTGCGGCTGTTCTTCTTCATCCCACGCTTCAGGCACCTTGACCACTGAGTTCGTGGCGGCCATGGTGCTTGTCTTGGTGGTGTTAGTTTCTTTGGATTCACCCACAGCCAGTTTGGCTGTGGTTCCCGCGCCTGCCTTAGGCGAAGGTAATATCTTTTTGGTTTTGGCAGCAGCTGGTTTAGCCGCCGCCTTGACCACTCTTGGTGCGTTAACTGGGTTGGGCCCTGATGCGATAGGCTCTTTCGCATCGTTAACGACTGCCTTCTTGGTGCGACAAGGAGTACAAATCATTTTTGTACCCTTGAACGCTGACCAAAAGGCTTTTCGGCAAACAGAGCAAGCGTGCTCAGTCGAGTTGGGAAAGGCGGGGGGACACCCCTTCGTTAGGGGCTCAGCCTCC